CCACAAATCACACCGAAATCAATCTTAGTGTTGTGAATTGCCGCTTTAACTACAGCAACAAGGCGTGGGTCTACGCCAATAAGCCTGTCTAGGCTGCGGGTTGATAGTTTAAAAGTCATTTTTCTATCCTCACATTAAGGCAAGCAACTGACATGTTGTTATCTGTTACCATAACTTTTGCCAATTCTTTATACACTTCACATACAGTTCTACTCTCAAAACTGTTTAATTGAAAGTATTCCATAGGCATCCCCACAACAAACTGCATCCAGATCAATACCCACATTACTTAGGCTTTGTTTTATAGGTTCTTTTTTTAAGTTTGTTTTTGGAACCTTTGGGGCGTCCACGTTTAACAGGAGTCTTTTTTCCTGTCAGAAGCATCCACCAATAAGAGGACAATAACCATTTCATTTTGTAAACTCCTTACTTAGTTAACCCAGATTTCTTCTCATAGGTTC